CGCCATCACGCAGGACTGAGCCTAACCCGCTATAAGCGGGAAGGAGATTTTAGATGCCACCAACAGAAGAAGACGGACTCCAGACGGACGAGAACACCGGTCAAGAGACCGACTCTCAAACCGAGGGAACACCCGTAAAGACCGAGACCGAAGAGAAGATCGACTGGGAAAAGCGCTACAAAGACTTGCAGACCGACCACACCAGGGCTGCTCAGGAAGCGGCAGACCTTAGAACAAGAGTCGAGCAGCTTGAGCAGCCGGCGGAAGAACCCAACGAGTTTGACACTGACGAAGATGACTTTGTGCCCCGCAAGACTGTAAAAACGATGATAACGACTGCTGTTAAAGATGCGGTCCATGAAGTTAAGCAACAAAGCGCTGATTCTTATTTTCGCAGGGCCTATCCTGACTATGTTGATGACGAAGACGCTATCGGTGGAATACTTCGCAGCCCAAAACATCGTAGAGAGCTGCTAAAGTGTAATTCTTCTGAGGATAGAGTGGATTTCGCCGTCAAAAAGTTTCAGGAGCGCCTGGAAAAAGCATCGGCTGACGCCAAAACCCAGGCGGAAACCGAAGCGAAAGAGCGGCAAGAGAAGAACCGCAAGGCGACCGGTCTCGGTGATTCATCAACAACTCCTTCAAAAAGCGATGATGAGGACGTTTCGGACGAACAGGAGATCAAGAACCGAAAGTCCAGCTCAGCCAAAAAACGCGGGCTGAGTTAAATTATGTTTTTTGATAGAAAGGAGCTACTGAAATGGGACAGCTATGGGTAACAAATTCGCTCGGTGGCTTTCTCGGTAATCGCAAGCTGTCAAGGACGGTCCGGCACGCGGCACAGCCGATGCAGAAGTTCAGACAGTTTTGTAATATCAAGGAAGCGCTGGGCAGTAACAAAAATGATCTGATTTTCTACGATAAGATATCGAACGTGGCGACCCAGGGCGGCACCCTGGTCGAGACCAATACGATGCCCGAAACGCAGGTTACGATCCAGACAGGGACCCTGAAGGTCACTGAATTTGGTAACAGCGTTCCCTTTACCGGCAAGCTGGAGATTTTAGCTGAGTTTGACGTCGATAACATCATTACCGTCGCACTGCGTAATGATGAGTCGAAGGTGCTCGATTCGACCGTTGGCGGGCAGTTCGTACTATCGCAGCTAAAGTATTCCTGCCTGACGGCATCCTCGGCGGGTTCGTTCCAGACCCTTACCGCCGATGCGGCGCAGGGGACGACCACCTGCGCGGTCACTTTCGATATGTACCACCTCAAAGAGTGCGTTGATAAGCTAAAGGTCCTCAACGTCCCGAAGTATGACGGTGAGAACTACATCTGTATTGCGTCTATCAATGCAACTCGCGGCATTAAAAATCATTCCGACTGGACGGACGCGGCCAAGTACGGCGACCCGGAAAGACTGTTCTCCGGCGAGGTCGGAAAGATTGAAGGTGTGAGGATTATCGAAGAAACCAACTTTTTGAGTAACGCACGTGGCGGGAGCACCTACGGCGAAGCCGTGATGTTCGGCGCGGACGCAGTTATGGAAGCTGTGGCCCTGCCGGAGGAGATTCGTGCCAAAATTCCCACTGACTACGGCCGATCCAGAGGTGTTTGCTGGTACGGCCTCTGCAACTTCGGCAAGATATGGGATTACACCGGCGACGGCGAAACGCATATTATCCACATCAACAGTAATTAAGACGAAAGGAAAAAACTATGAGACGTTCAAGATACATTATGATCGGATTAGTCATAGGCTTCCTTTGCGTTTTAGCGATGGGATCTTATGACAAGACGTATATTACGCACAGCCCGGTTTATGAGGATACGTATGGTCCGTATTTCGGCAACGACCTTGATTTTCGGATTTATTCCGACTCTGACGGTGTAATTGAAGTTGACCCGGATGCCGCCGGAAATACCTGGTATTTCGGTACGGGATACACCGATGCGATCAACGTTCACTGGTACTGTGATACCGACGGCGATTACGTTCTGTTCGACGAGGAAAACTGCACGGTTGACTTTGAAGATGTATCAATCCACGTGATGGACGATACCACGGTTATCTTCGGCGATGACTCCAACGGGACACTGCAATACGATGAGGACGGCGAAGACGCCATGCAGTGGAACAACGTGGCGATCTACGGTAATTTGCGGCTTGTCGAAAAGATAACGACAGCCACAGATTTACTTACCGTAGCAGAGTCGGGGAAGGTAATTATTTCCAGCTATACCGGAAGCCAGACCCTCACCCTGCCGGCTGCGGCGGCGGGACTGTACTTCACCATTATCGACGGCAGCAGCGTGGCCGCCGATGATCTGGCTATCGTGCCCGGTACGGGCGATCAGATTGATTACGACACTGCTGGAGACGGTATCCAAAGCGTTACCGACGCCTACCCACAATCAATAACGTTGCAGGCAATTGATGATATTTGCTGGCACACGGTTTATGTAGATGGAACGTGGGGACAACAGTAGCAGTATGGTTAAGAAGTATGGTTAAGAAGAATGATTAAGAAAGCGGGGCGGGGCCGCCCGCCCCGCTTTTCAGAGACATTAACAAAAATAGAGGTCCTGGTGGTATGTGCCATCGTAATAACAGGTATGATAGGTTTCTGGTTTGTATGGGCGGTTGGGTTAAGGGAAATAATAAGCTGGTTCTGATGGCGGGAGTTGTTTTTTGTTTCCTGATTTCAAGCTCTAAGATTTCAAGCTATAAGGTGCTTGATATTACTCACATGACCCGATGGCTGGCCTGGACAGCCCTTTGCCTTGTGCTGGCCGTTTCCTTGGGAAAAGACCTGAAAATCCCCAAAAGCAGGGTAATGACGGCCTTCCTTCTATATCTGGTTATGTCCGCCGTATCACTAATGTTTGCATATAACACAACCGAGGGGATATACGAACTGGCGCATATCGTTTTAGTATTCATCTCAATAGCGGTCGTTTTTTCGATCATAAAAGATATCAAGGACGTTGCAAAGACCTTTACCATATTTGCCCTGATAATAGGGGTGTACGGTGTGTATTACATATATTTTGTTTGGGATGGGCGAGGCCAGAATTTTGCGACGATGGGCCAGAAAAACACCTGGAGCCAGTTGAATCTGCTGCTGCTGCCGCTTTGCCTTTACATGGTATTCAGGGGGCAAAGACTATGGCGAATCGCGGGGATATTGTCGGGCCTGTTGACGGTCTTTCATGTTGTAATCCCGCAAACGAGGTCGGCGATACTGGGCATGGGTTTAGCTATCGCAGCGGCCCTTTTCGTCCAAAAACGGTGGATGATACTGCTGGGCCTTTCTTTCTTGGCGGTGGCTGCTTTCTTTATATGCCACAAAGCCAATTATCTGACCTGCCCCCAGAGTCTCGTAAACCGCTTTTGTACCTGGAAGCAGACTTGCCTGCTGATAAGGGACAAGTTCATAGTGGGAGCGGGTAACTGGCAGCTGGAAATACCGCTCTACGCCGAAGGTTTTTACACCGAGGATGCGTTTAGAAATACATTCACTGTCAGGCCGCACAATGATTATCTCTGGGTCGCCGCCGAAGCGAGTCCGGTTGGAGCAATCTTCTATATATCATTTTTGCTGTTTGCGCTATACTGCGCCCGGGGCAATCCCTATCTTGTGATGGGACTGGTGGGGTACATGACAATATCGTTTTTCTCGTTTCCCAAAGAAAGAGCGCCCCTGGTCGTTATGATGATATTTTATGTGGCACTGGCGCTATCCAGCTCCGAGCCGATAGGTAAATATTCCGGTTATATGATCGCGGCGATGGTATTGGTTTTGGCCGTTGTTTCGGTAAGGACAAGGGCGGAACTTATCTCTAAACAGATTCACATAGCCAATAATGACAAGAACTGGAGCAGGATTCTTGATTTGACCGAAGGGTTTTGGCCGGCCTCACACATTGACACCTACAGCACCCCCATTATCTATTATCGCGGCATTGCCTTCGAGCAGTTAGACGATTACAAAAACGCCCTGATCGCATACTCAAAGGCCGGCCGGGCAAATTACAATCATCTCTATACCCTGGGCGGCCTTGGTATATGCCATTATGAGCGGGGAGATTACTCTGCGGCCCAGGCGTGCTATGAAAAAGCGCTTGTCATAAAGCCCGACTACGAAGGGGCCATACAAAATCTAAGGCAAGTGAGAAGGAGAATAAAGTGAAGGTTAATATCAAATGGATTATCGTTTGTGTCGTAATCGTTGTGGTTATGTTGTGGGCCAGGAGTACGTATTTCACAATGGAAGCCAGAGACAGCAGGGCACTTGAAAAAAAGAACCAGGTCCTGCGGCTTTTAGCAGAACAGCAGGAACTTAAATATAAGATTTTAGTGCTTGAGGGCAGGCTGATGAAGGCACGGCCCGTAGAGGACCCGAACGAATGATAGGATTTGTGATACCGGCTTATAACGCCCCGGACGATCTGGACAGATGTGAGCAGTGTATAGTCAGGCAGGATGTCCCCCATGAGATATTCGTACACGACAACAGTATAGACAACATCTTTTTCACGGCGGCGGTCAATAAGGGGATAAAAAAAGCAATTATGGTTGACCACGGCTTAACACAGAATGAGTACGTTTGTGTTATCAATCAGGATGTATTTCTTGAGGATGGAGCCATAAAAAAAATGATCGAGTTAATGCGGTCGAACCCCGATATCGGGATTGTATGCGCATGTATGCTGCCGAGCGATGATACGAATATCTGCATTGATACCGGCGGGCTGTGGGCTCTGCCGAGCGGAGGGTCGCTTCAACTGCCGAGACATTTACTTATGGCCACGCCTTTGTTATGGGCGACGGCCGCCTGCTGGCTGCTGCGGCCGGAGATGATTGAAGAAATCGGCCTGCTGGATGAGAACCTTGTCCACTTCTGCAGCGATGTGGATTACTGCTATACCGCGCGCAGTCGCGGCTGGGAGGTGTGGAGGAGTACGGCAATCGGGATACACAGGCCAAAGAGCCTGCAACTAAGCGAAGAGCTATATATGCAGAAGAGTAAGGACACGGAATACTTCGTGAAGAAGTGGTGCGGAGGGCTTTTTCACGATTTGAATTTCACCTGGCAGAAAGAACCCCAGTACCAGGAAATAGCTGTATACAAGAAAGGCAAAAGGATAGATGTGAAATGATTGAGCCAATTGATTTAGATTGTGACCCGATAGCAGCAACTCAAGACTTATGGGAGAAACAAGGTGAGATAATAAATCTCCTCAATATGATGCGTTCTCCAGTTTCAGCGATAGCGATTCCCTGCCCTAATGATGATTGTTGTGGTGTGCTCTCAGTAGAAAAATACATTGACCGTCCTACCTGTAACGAATGTGGCAAGGTATATAAAATTATAGAGGTTGTGGATTAAAATGTGGGACCCTAAACTACCGGAAGGCAACGAAATGGCCAAATGCCGCAATCGCGTGGCAAGCTACCTGCGCGGGGCAGGCCTGGACCTGGGTTGCGCCAAGGCCAAAGTCTGCGAAGGGGCGATAGGGATCGATAACGCCCATAAAGAAGCGGATGTTCAGATAGACTTATCAGGCGTCGACGCCTTACGAATCTTCTCAGACGGCGCTTTCGATTATGTATTTTCGAGCCATTGCCTGGAGGACTTTCACGCCACAGATGCTGTTCTTTCCGAGTGGTGGAGAGTCATAAGGCCGGGCGGGCATATAATCCTTTACGGGCCGGACCCGGACTTCTATCCGAAGATAGGAACGGTGGGGGCCAACCCCTCCCATAAGACAGACCTCTACTGGCATGATGTATGGGCATTACTCGAAGCCTACGGAAACGCCGAACTCATACAACATTCCCGCCATAACGAATCAAACGAATATAGCTGGCAGCTCGTTGCAAGGAAGAAATACGCGAGATTGAAAACAGTCAAGGCGGCCTTCGGCAAGGTCTACGATGGGATGATGGCCTTCCCACGAAGGAAAACCATAGTAGAGCGAAAGTATTTTGGGGGAAATTCTTTGCCAACTCTCACCAGGCACCGAAAAGAGGCCCTTGTCATTCGCTACGGGGCGCTGGGTGATATGATAATGATTACACCGGTCCTACGGCAGTTAAAGAAAGACGGCTACCACGTTGTCCTTAACTGCTCGGAATACGGATCGCAGGTCCTTAAAGAAAACCCAAACATCGACGAGTATATCATCCAGCAGAAAGACGTTATACCCAATAACCAGCTCGATGAATACTGGGCCGAGATCGGTAAGGGTTTCGACAAGGTAGTCAACCTTACAGCGACAATCGAAGATGATCTCTTAAAGGTGCAGGGCAAGGAGGAGTTTAACTGGTCCCACAGCAAAAGAAAAAAAGAGTGCAACAAAAACTATATCGATTATTCGATGCTCAGGGCGGGCTATGACTTAAAGGGCGAAGATACGGAGCTGTACTTTTCCGAGTCGGAAGAGCAGTTGGCGAGGATATTCCTTGACCATTACAAAGACAAGTTTCTCATAGTATGGGCGATGAGCGGGTCATCCATGCACAAAGTCTATCCCTTCTCTGAGTATATAGCGGGCTCGATCTGCCAGAAATACGGCGATGAAACTATTATCGTAACGGTCGGGGACGACACAGCGCGACAAATCGAATGGAACCTGCCGAATACTCTGCCCCGGTGCGGGTTATTTACTATTCGCCAGTCGATGATACTTACCAAATATGCCAACCTCGTCATCGGGCCGGAAACGGGAATACTGAATGCCGCGGGCTGTTACGAGACGCGCAAGATTATATTCATGTCACATTCGAGCGAAGAAAATCTTACGAAATACTGGAAGAACACTACGGCACTGCATCCCGAGAACTGCCGGTGCCACCCATGCCATAAACTGATTTATGTAGATACCTGCCCGAAAGGCAAATTAGCCGGGCGGCCGAAGTGCGCCGAGAACATAAGGCCGGAAACCGTATTCAAAACGTTTGAACATTATTTTAAGGGATGGAAAAATGACCGAGACACCAGTAATTCTCAAGGGGGCGGACGAGCTCCACATCAAAGAAGACACCAAAAAAGGCACAAAAGGCGGCGTGTTCTATATTAAGGAGGGGAAAGCCTACTACGCGGACGGCCGGCAGATGGAGCTGGGCAGGGCGTTTGTCTGCCAGTATTGTCAGCAGTCCCCGCCGTTCTGCGCGGAAAGAGAGATCGACTTCGCAAAGCACATAATCGATAAGCACCCGGAGCACGCAAAGCCGGAACCCCAAGACCGAAGACCCAAGACAGAGGACCAAGCACCAATCGTCAAGAAAAAGAAAAAGAAAAAGAAAAAGGGATAACCGATGTCCACTTTAGCAAGCGAGATTTTAACGCGGGTCCAGTCAAACTGGCCTACCAGCTATTTCAGTGACGAGCTAACCGCCCCGATAAGGCTGAGACACCTAAACGAGGTGCAGAGAAGAGTATGCCGGGCGCATAACTTCGCCTTTATGAAGCAGGAAGTGACGCGCTCGACCGTAGATGAGACCCAGAAATACTCCGTCCCGACAGCAGAGGCATCGGGCACTACCTGGACGGAAGTTATCGCCGGTTCGACCATTCTGCGGTTCAAGCGGGACATTTCTCTGGAACTTATCAACTCGCAGAGCTACCGGGTGCCGTTGATAAAACTGCATAAGCAGCTCCTCGAAGATAAAAAGGTCCTGGCTAAAGAGACGGGCAAAGGAATACCACGGTTCTACGATATAGACCAACAAAGGATATGGCTCTACAAAATCCCCGAACATACTTACAACGCAGGATCGGCCTGGACGATGAACTTCGAGTTTTTCGGCTATTTAGCGGATTTGGCAACGGGTGACAGTAATGAGCTGACCGATAACCATAACCTGATCCTCGAATACGGGGCGACTGCGCGGGGGTTCGCCTTCGGTAAAGACTGGAGGGAAGCCGACAGGTGGACGCAGATGGCACAGGACATTTTTCTTCAAATGGTGGATGAGGATACCGACCTGCAGTTATCAGGGCAGGAAGAGGGGATGTTCCCCGACCCGGCCAACAGCGTAGGCGGCGGCGATCCCTACAAAGGCTTCCTGCAGGGGACAGATTGGTACACAAGCTGATGAGAAAAAAACCATATACCGAAATTGGAATAAAACGCGTGCCTTGTTTCCGTTGCGGAAAACCATCTGCTCGGCAATGGCAGATATGTTCGTTGAATAATGAATACAAGGGATTGTGTCCAGAATGTGACATTAGACTTAATCAGATTGTTTTGAAGTTTATGGGATTACGACCCAACAAGATACGGCGTTTGATTGCGGATTATGTACATAACTACAGAAAGGGTAGAAAATGAAAAAGCACTGTATTTTAGCCTTTGTTTTGGGGGTCATGTTCATACTTCTATTCGGCTTTACGAGGGACTGGATAGAATCGACCCCGACGGACGCGACGGTAGCCAACCAGATAGATGACTTCAACAGGGGCCTGCGCGTTGATGTCTCCGACCGTATAAAGAGTATGCTTTACGGCTTTACGGCGGGAGAGACGGAAATCGGCTTTAAGTATATGCAGATTTACGAGCAGGCAAGCGTTTCTCAGCCTTCGGCGGCTTACGGCAGGTTGTACGGCAAGGCGGTGGGCGGCAAGTGCGAATTGCACTGGCAGGATGAAGATGCAGACGAGATCGAATTGACCGAAGGCGGCAAACTCGTAATAGGTTACGGGACGGCGTCACAGGCTATAATGTGGAATACGACCGAAGAAGATGGGGCCGGCGGCAGAGAATCCCAAATACGGGCCACAGGAGAACAGTCAGGTGGCGAGAGAACTACATTGGGATATGATGAGTTCTCTCACGAAGGTTCTTCTGACGACCAGAAAGGGCAACGCAGGATTTTTCTCAACGATGGAGATGATGGAGACACCCCTACATTAGTTATGACAATTCCTTCTACGGGGGTTGCACCTACGATGGTAGAGTCTACAGCACCAACTACGGATGCTCAACTTGCCAATAAGAAATACGTTGATGACAGCTTTAGTCCGACATCGATGAGCGGGAGCGAGGATGATTCAGGCCAAGTAGAATTTCGCAACGGGCTTCAAATGAAATGGGGGCTTGCGACAAGCGTGGGAGCCAACTCTACTAAAGCGGTAGATTTTACGGATGAAAGCTTGACTGATTTTTCCAATGCCTGCCTTCAGGCTTTCGTAACGGATAATACTTTTAATCAAAGCGAAGGCCCATCCGTATCAGCTAAATCAACAACGGGCCTGACAGTAGCTAACGGTGGCGCATCTACCAGTGATATTGGCTGGTTTGCAATAGGATGGTAATGAAAAAACTCCTTTTCATAGTTTTGTTCTTGTCTACCCTTGCTTTTAGTCAGGACAGCCAGATTCATCCCTATCTGGCGCCTCGCGGCGGGCTGAGGATGGACCTGCCGGGCAATCTCATATCCGATACCCAGATTACAGACTGCCAGAACATTTTTTTCGAGCAGGGGTATCTCAAGAAGCGGTACGGATATAGCCGGCTGGGGACCAATCTGCCACTTGCAGGCCAGGTCATAGGGTCCGATCAATTCTATCTTTTCTCAGGCAGCGATTATCTCCTTGCGCTGACCACCACAGGGGTCTGGAAGTACATACCGGCAAGCACCTACTGGGAAACGATAATGACCACCGAACAGGAGGATGATTGCGAGACTACATGGACGGCGAAAGCGAATGTAACCGCCGCCGATGATACTTCCGACTATAAGGAGGGCTCGACCGCACAGAAAATCTCGCCGGCGGCCGGCTTTACCACCGGAATACTCGCCTACCGCGACCAGGCACTCGGCGATAAGAGCGCCTACGGCCTGGTCCGTATCTGGGTCAAATCCTCAATAGCCCTTACCGCAGGCCAGTTGGAAGTGGTCATATCCAATAGTGCGGCCTGCGCCAGCGAAGAAGAGAACATCGACCTGCCCGCCATGGCCGCGGACACCTGGTATCTGTGGTTTGTTTCAATAGCCACGCCGGCGGGTATAAATTCGGTCGATTCGATAGGACTGAAGGCGACAGCGGACTTCGGGGCCTGTGATATAAGAATTGACGATATTCATTTCGTAGCGCCCTTCAATGCCAATATCGCCTACGACGCAGACAGCGCCGACTTGTGCTCTTTCGATTATATCCGACATACCACCCAGTCCGAACCCTGGTGGGTAATGACCAACGGGACCGATGAGGTGTGGAAATGGACGGGATCGGGCGCCCTTTCGGCGCTTATAGACGTCTGGCCTACGGGTGTAACGTCTCTGACGTGCAGAAAACTAATTGAGTTCAAAAATCACCTGTTGTTTCTGGATGTATCCGAGGACGGCAATAGATACCCGCAGCGGGTCAGATGGTCCGACACGGCCGATCCGAACGATTTTCTGAACGGTAACGCTAATTATCAGGACCTCTCCGGCGCCGACTGGATACAAACGGCCATAAAGTTCAAAGGCGATTACCTCGCAATATTCAAGGAACGCTCTATCTGGTTAGGCTACGCAACGGGCGACTCGGGCATCTTCCAGTTCGACCAGAAAGTTACCGGGGCAGGCTGCGCAGCGCCGGCAACGGTGGAATCTTTAGGTGATGAGCTGATATTCTTAGGCTGGGACGATATTTATGTCTTTAACGGGATCGATTATGAGTCCATCGGCTCTCAAATACAGAGAGAATTTTTCGACGACCTTGCCCCGGGTGATATGGACAAATGCTTCGGCGTTATTATCGAAGAGCAGAAGGAATACTGGCTTTTCGCACCTTCCTTGAACTCGGACTACTGCGATATCGCCTGGGTATTCAATTACGAGCTGAACTCCTGGACCAAACACGATTTCGCCGCAGTTGACGGTTCGACCAACGGGATATCTCAATACGGATACTACGAAAAGCAGTCAAACGTTACTATAGGAGATCTGTCGGGCACGATTGGCCAGCAGACCTGGCGGATAGGCGACAGGGAAATATTGGCCGCGGCGCCGACGACTTTATTCGGCGATACGGACGGTTATATTTACGAATACGACCAGCTCGTTTCCAACGATGACGGCACGACGATAGATGCTTGGTTTTCCACTAAAGATTTCATGTTCACCCAGCTAATGGAACGCCAGATGATTCTGAGGATGGACGTCTATTTCGCCGGAGGTGGGGACTTAAAAATAGCCTATTCGACAGACTTCGGAAGCACCTGGAACAGTGAGCGGACCCTGACGGGTAATTATAACTATGATATTGACAGGGTGTACTGGCGGATCGATTGCCCGTTGATCAGGTTTCGGTTCAGGAACAATAACGCGGGAGAACATTTTGATTTCAGAGAAGCGAGGATTTACTGGCAGCCGACGGGCAGGAGATTTTAAAATGGAAAAACTGTTTATATTGTTAGGCCAGGCAATTTGGTCGTGTTTCTATCCGTTATGGCTTGCTGGTTATGAAGATTTTGCGATTTGGCCGATGCGTATTAGCTGTTGGTTTTGCTGGTTTTGGGACAGAAGAAGATGCAAAAGTACACTGAAATAATCATCATTATAATTTTATTCACGGTAATAGCATACGCAACGAACCTCCAGCGGACGCAACTGTTCCCTTCCACGGCCCGATTAGAGCCGTCGGACAAGATAGAGGACCCGTACATCAAAGAGCAGTTCAATAAGGTAAAGCAATGGGCGGAAAAGCTGCAGGAGATGCTCGACAGCACATTCAGGAAAATCGCAGAGATACCTTACAACCAGTCCGCATCTCTGACCGTTGCCGACAGCGGCAACGCGAACACAGAATTTAGCGCTTCCCACTACCTCGGAAGGACGCCGGCGGGATTCATTGTAACCAAAAGCGATAAGGCGTGCAGTGTGTACGATTCGGGAACTGCGTGGACTACAACTACGATATACCTTAAATGCGATGCGGCAAATACAGCGCTTACGATAACAGTATTTTAGGACGACCATGACCACAGGTTTTCATATGAACAGCATGATTATGAAACAATTGAAGATTTTCAATACGATTGTCTGCTTTATCTCCATTTATGTGATGGACTCTTTCAGAAGGCTTCAAAAAACGACCCAAATGTTTCTCCATTACGAGACGATGTTCACGAACACAACGGGTGGTTGTACCACAAAAAGGGTGGTCCGGGCAATAAACCAATATATAGCCTCTACTGAACCTTTTACCACCTTTCCAATTAGCAGCTTTTTCACCTTTTCTATTAAGAGCGACTCTGCGAAGGGCTTCTCGATGTTTTTCTGTCCGGGGCGGTTTAGGTTTGCAAAGGGCTTTTCTATGTTCTTCTGTTCGAGGATATTTGCCCGTTTTCATATCTGGGGTTCTTTTGTAAACACCTGCTGGCATAATATAATTCCTTTCAAAAAAGGTTGTTTATTTACAATTATACAAGGAGACTTGTGAGATGTCAATATTTACGAAAAAAGAAAAGACAAAAGAGCTTGAAGCCTTCCCGGGCGCTGCGAAGATGCGAGGGACCTTAGCGGGTGCGGCCGAGCCCGGCGCCCTGGAGAGGGTAGGACGGGCAGGGCAGACGTACCCCGGACCTTTAGTGGCGGCACTGTCGGAGTTCGAGGAGACGGGCCTGAAAGGACTTGGAGACTATTTAGGCAGACCCCCAGCAACGGAAGGGAAACTCTATACCAGCGCCGTTGATGAGATTGCCAAGACCTTATCCGGCGATTACGACCCGGCCCAAAGCGAATATTACCAGGCGTACAGGACGGCGGTTATGCGGGAGCTTGAAGAGTCAAAAGACCGATTGGCCGCCCGGACATCGGCGGGGGACAAATTTTTCGGCGGCGGCCGGATAGCTACCGAAGGAGAGATGGAGGAATCGGCGGTAGGAGACCTTGCCCTGGTACTCGGACAACTGGCCGAAAGAGAGCGGGAACGCAGACTCGGCGCCGTGCCGCAGGCCCTGAGCCTTACTCAATATGGAGAACAAGCACCGGTTGATAGAGTCGCGGCAAGCCAGCAATTCGGCGCACTGCCAAGACTAATCGAGCAGGCTGAAATGGACACAGAATATCAGGAATGGATACGGGCGCTGAATGACCTGGGGATCGCACTCGATACGGCAACGGGACTGGCTACTTATACGCCCGGCGTTATAACGACAGGGGGAGGAAATAAGGCGTGGGTAACAGATTTATCAAGGATTGGCGGCATTGTTTCAGCGTTGGGAGGTGGAGCATGATTAAAGTACCGATGTATCAAGCCAGAATACCGATTGGTGGTGGCGGCGGTCATATTGACCTGCGAGAAGAAGCGGGAACGAATCCCATCGCTCAAGTACTGAAAGAAATAAGCGAGCGAAAACGACAGACGGGAATAGACGATCTTAACCGCCGAATGGCCGAGGCCGAAATAGCCAAGATGCAGCAACCAGATAAGGGACGGCTTCTTAAGATGGCCGATGGTTCGTGGTCTCTTGTTGACAGTGGAGGTAACGTACTAAAGACCATACCGGCACCGCCGGAAAGCGGGGTTAAGGTTTTAGAGGAAATCGCAAAGGTCAATCGAGCGGCGGAGTCTACACCCGAAGGGGTATTGCCTACATCTACTGTCAACCGGACGCTTCGGCCGTTACAGGATGAGGCCATGCTTACGGGACAAACAGGAGTAAGGGAGGCACTCACCGGCTTATCCGCACCGCCACCCAAAGAACACGCCGCCTGGCATGAGCCGAGAAAAGGCGTGACGGGAATCCCGGAAGTTACAAAACCCCCTATACGCAAAAAGGTCAAAAGCAAAAAGGTTGGATCCAAAGTCAATATGAAAGCACCGGACGGTAAGACCTACGAGGTGCCCAAGTCGGAAGTCGAAGAAGCGAAAAAGCACGGATGGAAAGTTTTATGAGCTGGAAGCCAGAAGGAGCGACGTTAGTCGAGGAGGAATGGAAACCCAAAGGAGCAACCCTTACAACCCCCGCCCAATCCGCCACACAGAAGGCGGACAAGCAAACGGCGGGCAAGACCACTCCAATTATGGACTCCATAAAATCAGTCGATGAAGATGAGGAGAGAAAGTTCATCTTCGATAATATCGATTCATTCACTTTAGAAGAACTCAGGGATGCGGGACTGTCGATAGGTGAGCAGGAGGAGATAGCACAGAAACGCGCAGACGCGATGCCCGGCAGAAGAACGGCGGGACAACCCCAACCGGTCGGGCCCGTCCGAACAGGTATAAGAGCATGGGAGCCGAGCCTGTTGGATAAGATCAAGATGAGGCTTCAAAGACCCACCCCGGCGGGGGGGGTGGATCGATCCGACCGGCCTTTCACGACCCTTGGACAACTCGGACTCCATCATACCGCCGAAACACTGTCGGGGCTGGGCCTACACTTGCCCGATGTGATTAGCGGGGAGCTTGCCGGAGGCAAAACCCTCGCCGAGGCGGTTGATAAGTGGACCGGCTTTGAGCCGAGTCCAAGAGATATACGAGCGGGAAAAGCAGGTCAATTCGTAGGTGGTCTTCATACGGCAGGTGCTATTGTCGGGCCAGTTGTCGGGACTATACCGGCAAGATTGGCCCTGCAGAGAATCCTGGCAAGCGGTCTTACTTTCGGGACCCGCCGGGCGGCGGAGGAGCTTGCAGATAAAGTCAGGAAAGACGAGCCTTTCAGTTGGGAAGGGATACATTTTGAATCGGGGATCGGGGCCCTGTTCGGCGCCGGTGAAGTAGGACTCGGCAAGGCCATAAATTTCGTCAAGGGGCTAAAGAAACTGCCCAAACCTAAAATAACTAATGCGCGGGCCGAAGTGAACGCCGCATTGAAAAACTACAAAAAAACAGGTGACAGGACGGCGTGGGATGCGGTGAGGACCAAATACGCCGGTATTACCACAGAAGGGGCCGCCCGGATCAAGGCAAGGGCAAAGGCCCCGGATATCAAAGAATTTGGAAAATATCCGATAACTACGGTCAAGGCACAGCCTACAAGGGGGGTACAAGGCCCAGAGACTACGCTGGCTGCGAAAACGGGGGTTAAAGGGGGAGTAGTTCCAAAAGGGGCAATAAAGCGTATACCGGAAGTTCCACAGAAGAAGAGTATTGAGAAACTACAGGCGGAAATTGACAGTTATATGAAAGAGAACAAGGACCCGCCGACGGAGCTTTTAGCGGAGTTCAACGCAGCGACAAGAAAGCAAAAAAAGCCACCCATTGATGCAGCGAAATTTGCCAAAGAAGAAAGACTCGATAAGATAAAGACAAAGGCGGAGATGGGCGATATCGCCACGGAGGGTGGATATCAAAGTCAAAGCACAGCCTTCAATAAGCACATAGATTATTTCGAGGGTCGGCAACTGCCTAAGACATCGCAGATACCCCGTATTCAAAAAAATATGCGCGTAGTCAACGGCAAGAGGCTGGCCGGAACGATAACGGCACAAGAAGCCAATATAAAAATCCAACAGTTAAGAAAGATGCTGTTTGAGACTGCCAAGAGAGAAGGTGTAGCCCTGCGGAAAACAATTCCCCGGCCCGGCTCCCGCAAAGAAGGCAAGACGAGACTGTCTGTGAGGAAGGCAGGCACTTATGTACCGGAAGAGTTTGCTCAGTACGGAAAGTTCAAAGATGTTTACCCCCTTGGCAAAGACGTTACTCGCTCTATTCAGGAAATAGACGGGTCCTTGTCGCGTTCGGAAAAAGTCAAAACAAAAGGTCAAGCCGGAGCACTCGAACAAAATGTCCTCTGGCCTACCCGAGACATGAGTATTCAAAAGCTCAAGTACATCAAGGAAAAGGGTGCAGAGATAAAGGGCATACTCAGTGGTATAAAACGTGATTCAGCAGAAGACAGACGAATCAATTTAGTATTAGAGGCAATAGGCAGCGATTACAGAGACATTTCAATCAAAGAGCTGTTGGGACGAAAAGACCTGCGGGCAATAGCTGGGGCCAAAACGATAAAACAGGCCGTTGAGCTCAGGAGGTTTTATGATGATTTGATTGAAGAGCAGAACATTGCCAGGGAGATGAGGAACCAACAACCCATACCTTACACGCGGAAATATTCACCGCACATTCTGAGAGATACGACTATATGGGAACAACTGATGTTCAGAAGACTACCAACAGAGAAGGTGCATGAACATATTTTTGGTAAGAAGGCGCCATTGCCGGACTACATCAGACCAAATAAGCAATTTAATCCCAGGGCGGAGGCCCGATGGGGCAATATGCCTTACGAGGAAAGAGTAAAATCTGCAATGGGATTGGCCGAAAGGTATTTGGTAACGGCCTCCAAAGACATTTTCAATACTTCAATCATTCAGAACAACAAGGCTTTCATCCAGCAGCTTGAGTCTATGGAGAAAAAAGATGCGGCGAATTATCTAAGCGATTGGACGGCGGAGGCTTATGCCGGAATTGCACCAGCGCTTGACCGGGGGATAAAACTTACACAACTGCCAAAGGCACAAAAAGCAATGCGGTGGTTTAACCAGGTCAGAAACATGGCCGTCTTTCCACTCAACTTAGCCTGGAACCTCACGACACAACCGTCTTCAATGGCATTTACAATCGCAAGGCAGGGGGGCGTCAATACTTTAAAGGGGTTTAAGCAGTGGATTAGCGACCCGAAAATAAGAGGGGAGATGTCGGAAGATTACTATTCGTACATTGTTAAAGCATCTCAACAAGGCCGCATCACGAAGCAGGACGCTCAGAACTTAATAGGTGAGAATGTCAGGGTTTACAGGACGCCGAAAGAATTTATACAGGATGTCGGGGGGTTCATAACTCACCAAATCGAAAAGATGCTGACAGGAACTTCAATCAGGGCCGCATATTTGACAGGCAAGAAAAAAGGGCTGACCGGACAAGCTCTTATCAATTATGCTTCTGACGAAGGCGGTAAGGCCCAGAGTATGTATAATGATGAGGACAAGCCCGCCTTCCTGCGTTCCCTGGCCGTGAAAACAGCAGCTCCATATCAGACTTTCAATTACGAGGTTGTCAACGCTTTTAAGGAATGGGCCGGCAGGACAGGAACTCCACCGGACACTCAAGTAGAGCGAATGATTTTTATGGGTCGTTTTTTGGCGGCGTCCACCGTCTTCGCTTTACTCGCCAAGAATTTGGCCAATAAGGATATATGGAGCTGGAAAAGACCACCAATACCGTTTGCCGAATACTGGCTTACCCCGATTATGCGGATATTCAACAACGAATATATCGGGGCCAGCGGTTCAGGTTTAACCTCACCGGTGGAAACCGCCCAGAGGTTAGCTAAAGGAATAGACGATTTTCTTGAGACCGGCGCAACCCGCAAGCTAAGAAACGAGGTACTCAAATATGGCCCCGGTATTTTAGGGATCCCCGGGGGCGTTCAAATCTCACGAACAGTCGATGCGATAATCGCATATAGTCAAGGCGGAGTAAAAGACCGTCGAGGCCGCATGATGTTCAAGATGGAAGATCCACAGGATTTGGCCCAGGCTATTTTTAGCGGTGTGTGGTCAACGAAAGGTGGTAGAGGTTATCTTGACCCCGAATACAGTTGGAAACGAATGAGTCATGCGGAATTGCAAGCAGAAATAAGTAAACGTACTTATAAGAGTCGCTATAAAAGAAAAGATGGAAATTGGTACCCCGCAGGCCATCCGCACAGCGGTAAGGAAGAAGTAGTCGCTTGGATGCGTGAAATCCTCAAGGGAAAGGAGAAAAAGAATAACGGGACAGAGCCTAAACGCAAGCAAAGATTGGAGCGGGAAAAGAGGATGCTCAGGTGAGGTTCAGGCTCATATCGAGGCATTGCGACGGGATAGGGCTCTTGTACCGGCTGTGGAAGGAGGGGCACGATGTGTCGTTCTGGGTGCAGGAAAAGAAAGCTAAGCCGACTTATAAGGGGATACTGCCGCAAGTTAAATCTTATTCCTCAGACTTGAAGAAAAGCGATATTGTCTTTTTCGATATGGTGGGGTTAGGAGCGATTGCCGACCAGTTAAAGAAGTCGGGCACAGCGGTTTACGGAGGCGGGCGGATCAACGACAAACTGGAACTTGACAGACTTTACGGAATCCAAACCGCCGAGGCGGCGAAAATAAAAGTGCCGGAATATAAGGTATTCAGCTCCGGCAGAATAGCAATCGATTTTATAAAGAAGAACATAGAATCCTGGGTATTTAAGCCACTCAATAACAAGAGCCCCATGCTCACCTACGTCGCCGATGATCCGGAAGATATGATTGAAATGATCAAGTACCTGAAACCCAAAGATAAGTTCATCCTTCAAAGGAAAATAAAGGGAACGGAAATCAGTACCGAGGCGTGGTATGCCAACGGGAAACTCGTACCCAACAGTATCAGCTCGACCATAGAGACCAAGAAGTTCATGGACGGCGATAAAGGCCCGAACACAGGATGTATGAGCTCGGTGGTATGGTTCGGCTCTAAAATATACCGTCAGACCCTGGAAAAGCTCGAAAAGTTTTTGAAACGAAAGAGATATTCCGGACCACTGGATATCAACTGTATTATGACCGAAAAGGGCCCGTACTTTCTGGAATTTACCGCCCGGTTCGGATATAACGCTGTTTACGCGGCGCTGCCGGAGTTTGGGCAGTTCGGCACGTTCCTTTCAACCCTGGCCCAGGGCATGATTCCTAAAATAAAACCATCCGGAAAATACTACGCAGCGGTCCGGGTTTCGATACCGCCTTACCCCAACGATGTCAAGGCCAAGTCCGGCCTGCCGATAAGAGGGATAGATTCGCTCGAAGACGTATTTTTACTCGATGCCATGCACAACGGCAAGCTGGTCACTGCCGGGGTCGATGGCGTTGTCTGTGAAGTTACAGCCAGGGCAGAGAGTCTTGACGATCTAGAGAAAGAGATATATTCGAGGGTCGATAAACTCAAGATCCCGAATAAGCAGTACAGAAGCGATGCTATCGGTATAGCAAAAAAACGGCTTGATAAACTCAAAGAGAGGTAACTATGACAACAATGACACGGCAACCCAATGGATCATTGAAAACAGCGGGGATAATCATAGGTATTGTGCTGACGTTAGGGGGTATTATCTGGGCCTTCGCTACGCAGAGCGGGAACCTTGATGGGGCGATTGAGGATATTGACAAGCACGAAAAACAATACGAGAAGGTCGAGGGCCGTGTGAATACGGTCGAAAAGGCCGTAATAAAAATAGAGACAACGATGGGACACTTCCAAAAAGGGCAGGAAGATATGATGTCAATTCAGAAAGAAATCCTCGGAGAGCTCAGAAAAGAATAATGGCTGAGGTTGAAGAATATCTCAAAGACCTGTACGAGATTAACCGGCAGGCATTGGTTAAAAGCGAAGACCCGTTAGAGCTGGTCTATATTGATTTGAGAACGCGAATAGAGACAATCGCAGAAAAAGCAAAGGAGAGCAAAGAATGAATCTGATAGAACTTGTAAGCGAGAAAGTTTCAAAAAAACAAATCATGGGCGTTGCTACGCTGGCCGTGTTGTTGCAGATTGAAGCGCCACCGTTGGTCAAAGCAATTTGCGTAACGCTTGTCGGCATAACCGCAATCATTGTCCAGGCGTATCTGGACAATAAACCAAAGATTAAGGAGAAACCAAATGTGTAGAAAAGGAATACTGCTAACTCTTGTTGTGGCCGTGCTTTCGGTGTGTTTGCTTGGCTGCCAAGTAGCAAGGCAAGCCTCGATTGATATTTCGGTCGAGGAAATCAAAAATACAGAAATGCTGCGCGAAGTCGGGTTGAATTATCTATCCGTTTGGCCGATGTACTCCGGCATTATCAGGGGATCGCTCGGAGTAAGCATAAATGAACTGCCGTCGCAAGCCGTCGCTGCTATGGATGAACTTGATAAAATGGCTGCCTTGCATGGCCCGGATGCACAGGCCGGGGATTACTCTGATTACGAGCTTGGCTTATCGTTGGGGTTGAAATCCCGACTGTTGTGCGAAGTGGTATTGCAGGCGCTTGAGCAATATGCCCCAGATGTAATTGAGTTACTACCACTTGTTTTGTGAGGCAAAGCGGCGGTGCTGAAATCATTGTCGGTCCGGGCGTATCTGGGCCGGAAAATATAACCTTTTATCTATTGTAGGAGCAAAAAATGAGAAAGCTGTTATTTGTGGTAGCGGTTGTGCTGCTTCTCAGTCTTCCGGTCCGGGGCCAAGTGAGTACCTGGGCATGGGGTGACGATGAGGCGGTCGGTGCCCGCGTCGGTAGGAAAATTACCGAGAACAATGAAGCGGGCTTGAGCATGCTGTGGTGGCCAGATGATACAGAGCCGAGGGTGCTCGGTCTTTACGGGATCCATCATCTGGGTAACACGGTAGAAATTCGCAATCCTCTGATTCTGGACTTTTTGCCGGAAACGATAGAGGCGAGGCCGTACGTCGGGGCGAAAGTGGACCTTCACCTTGACAACAAAAAAACCTCCGTAGGGCCTGTCGCCGGTATCTTGTTCGAGGACATTCTGTTTCTGGAATACCAGTACCAGAGTTTCGAGCCAAACACGACTTCGGCGACCAGTAAGATAATATTCGGCTTGCGGATAAACTTTTAGAGACACATACTTTTTCTCTTCTGAAGCCCCGGGACCGGCCGGGGCTTTTTTATCTTTTCTTTTTATAGATATTCCGATCCCTCCACTCATCTTCGGCGAGTTTCTCCTGCCAATAAGTTGAGTTGTTTTGATTTTGGCCGGGAATAACAATTGTTCGGGGCTTAAAAGTAGATTCGGGTTGGCTGTAACGCCATGATTCCAATTTGACGGGCTGGCTGCCGGGACTAACGATAACGTTACGTCGGATATCATGTTGTTGATCAATGCCCGATAGTGCCTTGGACACATTTGACAGCCTCCTTGTTTGCTGAGATGACATTTCTTCATTACACCCGATCAGAAATACCGACAAGCACATTAAAGATAGTATTTTTTTCATTTTCAGCCTCGCTTTCTTTTTCTGGGTTCAGGGCCGAGGGCCTTCCTTAACGCCGATATCATACGCTGCTCTTCAGGGGAGGGTAACTTAATTTTGACGAACTGCTTAATATTTTCGATACATTCTTCGACAGAGGATTCAGTCGGTTTGGGCGATTTAACAGTGTCGGTTTGTAATCCCATCTCACGAAAAGCGTTGAGAAGAATTTTCTGAGCGTTCTCTGCATCCGACATAAAAGCAACCTGAGCCTCCGGAGGCATGGCTATAAACGCACGAAGTGCTCCTTCGACAGCCCGATACTTAGTATAACCCCTATCAGCGACCTGCGAAGAAAACGCATCTGAAACACCATCATCAACGTCAACACTGAAAGATTTTTTGTGCATACCCATAATTTTCGACCCTATATAAACACAATATATTCAAAGACTTATGTACGCACAAAAGGTATATTTAGATATTTTTAGGTATAACAACATATTATCATTGACTTTCAGTGAAGATTGTTTCACAATATAGACGATAAAAATATGGAGATTAAAGTTAAGCGCAAGGAAGCAAAAATGGCCGAAAACAAGTCAGAAGACAATTCAATGGAAAAGCCGATCACGAGTTTTGGTTTTGATGCGAGTAAGAGCGTGGATGAAAAGGTTCTTAGCCTCGTCAATAATTTCTCGTCATTGCATCCGGGCATACCGGCGTTATCACTTCTTAGGAATTTGCTCCTTGAAGTACTCCCCAAACGGATAGAACAAATCCAATCAGCCAGGCGAGAAGAAAAAATAACGGTATAGGCAAACAAACTTCCGGGTAGACCCCGGGGTTACGGTCTTAGCCAAGGAGGGCGAAGACCGGGCTTGGAGATTTAGAGGTGTAAAGTGGACGCAGGAACATATAGAGGCCACACAGAGAAATGGTTTATGGGCAAGAAAGTGCGGACGCTTATACAGATGCAGAACGGCTTGATGGTTATACCGGAAGGCGCCACCTGCGTAATCACCAGAAAATTCGGCGGGTTTAATTTGAAGTCTGATCCCTGTGAGCATTGTGGCGTTCGGATAATGATAAGCAGGGTTCATCGTAGAGATGTAGAATTGGTTGGGTGGGCTTGAAGGAGAGAAATGAGGTTCAAAAGAATCAGTAAAATCGCTGATGTCCTATCCGCCGAAATACAAAAGTTTGATGAGACAGAAACAAAAAAGCTTATCGGTGAATGTCGAAGGATGTCTCAAACAAACTGTGGGTGGATTATGTACGGGCTTAAAGAGATTGTTACTGAAATAGCAAAGTGTCGAATTAGATGGTTTAAATTTCATAGAAACAAACTCAAAAAATGAGCGAGAAGGAGAGAATCCGCGAAAGCGGCTCACGAAGTGGGAAGCGAAACGTCCAACGCTGACTGGAAACAGAAATAAAAAGGGGCGTGGCCAGCCCGGGAGAGCAGCGGGCACTTTTGAAAAGTGAATCATAAGCGCAGGGCGGTGGGGCCTCCAAACCGAAAATAAAAGGTGCGCCGGAGCGAGCAAAGCCGCCCAATTTTGAAATACTTCGATAAGAAGATGCCGGACAGGTAGGCGATTCTGTGCCGGGGAAGACAGTATAAGTAGTTAGGCTGATTGCCTACATCGGCCTAACGGCGCTCCTTGATAAGTAAATAGGGGTTTGGAAGCATAACAGTTGCAGCCAGCGACTGATTCTTGTAGTATTCCGGTCGTAAGACTTGCCGAGCTGACCGGAATAGAAAGGAGAGAAAATTATGAATCAGACTGGCGAATTGTTCGAGTTGTACCTTGCGAGGTCGGACCTGCGGCCTGCGAGCGTACGTTTCAAGAGAAGGGCCTTAAAGTACTTCATGGAGTTCTTTGGTGATATCCCGGTAAGGAAGGTCAATCTGGCGATCGCCGAGGACTATAAGGTGCGACTGGCGAAAGGGCGATCCAAGAGCGCGGCCAACGGATACCTGGCGAATTTCAAACCGTTCTGGAAATGGCTTTTTAACAACGGCGAAATAGACAACAATCCATTTTACGGCCTGCGACGATACCGGATAACCAAGGTGAGGCGAAAGACATTTGCCGCAATAGAGCTAAGTAGAATGTTAAGAATAGCCTCGCGGATTTGGAGAGTACGTATTTGTATGGGATTGTTGGGTTGCCGTCGCGGGGAAGTGTTGAACCTCGCAGTGTGTGATCTGAATTGGGAAGAGTCACATATCCTGCTGTCGCCGAAGGTCGCCACCGAATACACATGGCCCTGGGATTTGAAGGACCACGCGATTCGCATGGTCGCTTTGCCGGAATGTATGAATTTCTACGGTGTAACAGTATATCTTCACCGGGACTTACTCCGATTGATTGAGGACCTCGGGGATGGGCAGCCGTATTTTTGTGTTGAAGAAAAATACTACAAGAAACTCATTTGCTGGCAGCAAGACAATATTTTGACGGATATACACACAAGCGATCCTGTTGGGAACTTTCAGCGGTCATTTAGAAAACTGCAGGAAAGAGCCGGAGTTTTACCGACAAAGCGGTTCCATGAATTGCGTGCGGCGTTTACAACAAAAATGCTGTCTAAAGAAAATGGTATAGGCCTTGAGCGGACGGCAGATGCTTTAGGCCATTCAAGCGTAGATACTACCAGAGAATATGACAGAAGAACTCAGGAGTCGCTGATTGCGGATATCGGGCGTTTAACTGAAAATTGTTATCAGACTTAACCGCCGATAATATATGAAAACCGGCCACTTATCAGACACTTCTGAATTGTTATCAGACAAAATATAGTACAGCTCGGCAAGTCACAAAGTTTACCCGCCGTTGCTTGGGCGGGTTCAAGTCTATTATGGATGGCGGCGGTTTGGTAACCGGACAATGTTCAGGGATAGAAGCTGAGAGTAGAGGTATCTTGGCAGAAACCCAGTGGAGACTACGGACCTCTGCGAGTTACACAGAACTTGTTGGCAGCACCACTGCCCGCCATCCTCCTCTTTTTCAAGCCCGGTTAGAGGCAAAGACAAAGCCTCTAACGGGGCAAGTCCCCCATCTTTAAGAATTGATTAGCCCCGTCCCTCAGTGGGCGGGGTCAAAGGATTAAATGGAATCACAATTAAGCGAAGCCGTCCGGAAGGTCCTGGACCACTTTGATCTCGATGAGAGCGATTATGAGCGGCTGGATCCCAACGTTGATTGGGAATCGCTGGCTCGAAACATCGAGAACCCAACGAGGAACGCAGTCTGCAATATTCTGGATAAGAAAGGCGAAATTGTCATAAGCCAGGGAAAACCGGCAAAGGTTCTCATCGAAGTCACGATTGAAAACTACGAGGAAGAACTGGGAAAAAAGTCATTGAGGTTTGTCGAATGGTGGGACTGAGAAGCAATTTAAGATGTAAAATTTCAAATTTCAAATTAAGCGAAAGGCAAAAATGAAACAGATCGTAGCGGTAATCTGGCATCTTCTTTTTTTGGTGTGTCTGTGGATCGTGCTGCTGTTTGTCAAGGCGGTCGGGGCAATGATTAAGGGCCTGTTTTACTTGATGTGCCCGCAGATGGGCCTGGAAGAGATAGGAGAATATTGAATTTTAGATTTGAGATTTCAAATTTAAGATTAAGGACAGCCCCAGCCGGCGGTGGGCAATAACACCGGCCGCGTACATTTATTACTCCTAATTACCTTCGGGCGGTGGGATGGTAAACCGCCCAATATTGAAAGGTAAATTATGCACGAGCGCGAATACAAAATTGAAGATGGTCAATTAGTCGAACGCCTTACAGGAGTGCCGGTCCCTGTTGATGAACCCCTGTTCATATTAAGGGCAACAGACAGCAGAGCTTTGCCTGTTTTATTGGGCTATCACATGATCTCAAATCTTGACCAGAAAGCCCTCCTGACACCGACTGTCAAGGACTTCGAGGACTTCGCAAAAAATAACCCCGAGAAGATGGGAGAGCCGTCACCTTGAGTAAGAAAGTACAGAGAGTCCATTGCATCCAGTTATGGTCGGAGTGTGTCAGACTCCGTGACAAGTGGTGCATTATCACCGGCGAGCCACAGGGAGAGGCGCACCATTTAGTTCCCCGCAGTGATGGATGCTGGGAGATCCAGTTCGATACGGACTATGGGGTTTATCTGTGTGCGTACTGCCATAAGGAGGCCGAGTACGCGGCCCACGTGGACGAAGCGGCTTTCAACGACAAGGTAATAGGCTTTATTACCGATGAAGCCCGCCGGCAGAAGATACTCAAAACCTTGAGTAGAGCGACCCCGGTATCCAGCACCAGCCCGCCTTACGACGAGATAGCTGCCCGCCTGGTCCTGGAACGAAACGACCGCAGAGAACAGTACGAAATGGATTACGATTGCTGCCCAAGAGAGATTTGGAAGTAGAGTATGTCCCCAGGCGAAAAACATAATGAGTTGGCACTATTGGCTTTAACCTGGCTTAGAAATAAAGTTACACGCAAAGGCATGAGAGCAGCCACAGAAGTAGCCTTGGCGCCGGGATATGTTACTGATGCAGCGGCACTGTGTTCTTTGCAATTGCGGTTTCTCAATGCTTACTTACAGCACTCAGAGTTGAAGGCAGAGAGTTGGGATTATTTTGCTTGTGTGTTTGAAGCAAAAGCCACAAAAGCGGATTTTTTAAACACATTTGGTTCGGGGCTCAATCATCAGAATCGCCATGAACCAATCGGAAGTCTGCATTGGTGCATCACGCCCAGAAACATGGTAAATACTGCTGACCTCCCGCAGTTTTGGGGATTGTTAGAAGTGTATGGGGCAGGCTTGCGTGAGGTTAAAAAACCACAAATCAATATTCTTACCGAATCAGCATTTGACGCATTCGCACATCGATTAATATGGCCCCTACAAGCGAGACGAAATTACATTTCCTGCAAAAAGTGTGAAACATTGATTTCAACGGGTTATTGCGGAAGATGTTTTATTAGAAGCCCCCGCGGCGAGCGGAGCCTGAAATGAAGAAAGCAACCCTGCCTACCCAAAGGCTCGACCGTCGGGCAGGACTATACAGCCTTTATATCATAATCATTCTCTGTCTTATCCTTGTCGTGCAGCAGTTGTGGGCACACTGGCGGATCGCCTCTTACGAGGTATGGAGTAAATGAAAGCCGCAGAGCAGATGAAAATTAAAGCCATTGTCCCCTGGTTCGGGGGAAAGCGGAATTTAGCGTCTCGCATAGTTGAGTTGCTTGGTAAGCATCGAATCTATTGGGAGCCGTTTTGCGGGTCAATGGCGGTCCTCATGGCAAAGCCGTCCTGTGTGATGGAAACCGTCAATGATTTACATGGCGACTTGATAAATCTTGCAAAGGTGGTTCAAGACCAAAGGCTCGGGCCACAGTTATATCGACGGCTACGCAGAACTTTTATGTGTGAGTTGTTATTTCGTGAATCAGCCGACCGTCATCGTAACAGAACTAAATATAAGCCAATAGACAAAATTGACATCGACAGGGCGTATGATTACTTCATATGTGCTTGGCTTGGCCGAAATGGAGTATTAGGAACCAAAAGCTATAGTTACGGGTTCTGTGTTAGGTACACGGGCAATGGAGGCCATGCAGCAAAAAGGTTCCATTCAGCGATTCATTCTATTCCCAAGTGGAGGAGCAGACTTGCCAATGTAACAATTCTTCAACGGGATGCTTTTGGCCTGCTTGAGCGAATTGAGGATAAACGTGGTACAGTAATGTATATTGATCCACCTTACTTGGTGAAAGGTGCGAAATACATTCACGATTTCGAGGATGCCGACCATGCAAAGCTGGCTCAGATACTCAACCGGTTCAAGGAGACTCGAATTGTCGTCAGCTATTATTATGATGAGCGGCTTAAAGAAATGTACCCCAGATGGTGTCAGCATGAAATCTTAGTATCAAAGGCGTTAGCTAATCAAGGTTCTCGGGGCAGTAAAGATGTAAGGGTAAAAGAGGTACTGTTAGTCAATCAGTTGGAAGAAGGACTGTTTAATTGAGCACTATAGTTATAAGAAGCAAAAAAAGCGACACGGAATTGGATCCAAAGAATCCTCTCCATAGAATACAGTTGTCTATGAACTGGCCGGAAGATGCTGTATCTGCATATCGAAGATGTTCATTTGAACCGTGGCAGTTTACAACAAAATCCGACATTCTGCGAGAAAGACGTAAACGCATGAAGCAACGTTTGTGGATGAAACGTGAATACGGCGTTACTCATAGAAGAGCGTTATACGTATGGGTTTTCTGGTGTCCGGGTATTTTTTCGGGATTTTTCGAAGGACTTTGGACTTACATTGTCGGCGCAGGTAGAGAATATAGGGCAGGAGGCTATAAGGGTGACTTAGCTGGGTCTCTGCTCGATGATATAATGCGACTGTTTCCTGTTTGCAATTCATTATTTCCAATTAGTCGAAAAGAATGGCAAGAGCAATTTATAAAAAAATATCAAAGAGGGAAGTGGTGCGGCAAGCCGCAGGGCAAAGCGGCTATCTGGGCGGAGGTGAAAGGAAGCAGTATCGTAAAAATATTAGGCAGGGCAGAATGGCCAAATAACCCCGCGTAGCGAAGGAATTTGAAATTTGAGATTTAAGATTTGAAATTAAAGCGGAGCGCCGGTCACGGATGACGAGAAGAGTTTTGAGTGCTAAGTTTTGCCCGCCCAACCCACGGCGGGTTAAAGTTTTGAGTTGAGAAGGAGCTCAATTGACACTTGCATATAGAATAGTTGATTGGAAGCTAATTGGGGAGGTAACTAACAAGGGCAAGGCCGTCCAGAAGGACACTCTGGACGCTGAACTTACGAAAAAAAGGCCCACATACATTAGAAAGCGGGTACAGGGACATTCGCTGAGTATTACCGATCGCAAGCTGAACAAAAAGGCATGGGGGGTGGGTATAATGATGGAGGCGGCCAGTCGGGGCGTTTATGATAAGCTTTGTGATTTAGCGGGCGCCCAGGACGATCCTAAGGACCGGGGATGGGTATTGGATGAGAAGCAGCGACCTATTAACGCCCCGCAGATTGCGGAGCTTCTTGATTGGAGGGACGATGGCACATTCCGGAAGCTGCTCGATATTTTATGTGATCCGGAGATAAACTGGGTAGAGTTGGCGGAGTTCCCCCAGCGAGAGGGGGAGGAGGGGGGAGAGCAGGGGGAAGTTGGGGAACCCTTCTTAAACGAAACCGAAGCCGAAGAAAAGGTAAAGTTAAATTACGAAACCGAAAGGGATCCCCCCATGGCCGGGCGAGAGCAGGGGAGCGTATCCCAGGGGCCCTCCCCGGCTATGGTTACGGGTACGGTTACGAACCTTCCGGTTACGGTTTCGGATTCGGCGCCGGGGAGGGCCCCTGGGATAAAAAAGGAGCGAGCCCAGGCATTTTTCCAATTGTGTAATAAGATTATCCATCCGCGTGACAGTTCGGACCGGACCACATTCAGGGACATATTCGACCAGCTCGAACAGCGAATGATTTACGAGACCGATGAGCCGTTGTTTGATAAGGCGTTAGAAAAGGCCCGGGAATGTTGCCTGGTGGGTAAGGTACCGGCGGCTATGTTCACAGAGGCCATGAAACAATCACCGTTTTGTTACATACCAGTAAGAAAGTCCACTATCAGGGGACGGACAGATGAGTTCCACAAAGGATGACAATGGAATGTACTTTTGTATTCAGGCCGATTGACAACTGGCCGCACGAACGAATTAGAAATCCCAGGCCGTCAATATTCAGAACAGCATACAACCAGACTCTCAAACTACTGGATAAAGAGCTGGGTATGCTGGGTGTACGCGAAGCGGTGATCCAGATCGATCTGCCTGAGTCAAAGATCCGGCATGATGGTCTGCCGCGAAGCGATGCCCGGCCGGAGTATCAGGGTGTGATATTGAGTTTCAAGTCGAAGTACGGACCACTGAGGTATGCTACTGACACGTTCGATTTTTGGCAGGATAATCTGCGGGCAATTGCCTTAGGCCTGGAATCGCTGAGGAAGGTTGATCGCTACGGGATCACAAAAAGGGGTGAGCAATATACCGGCTGGAAACAACTGCCGGCGGCCATTACAGAGGTAAGTGACATCCATGAGGCGGCGGCGTTCCTTGCAAGGTACAGCGGCTTGAAACCGGTAGAAATTCTCAAAGATGGAGAGGTCTATCGCTCTGCCTGGCGTAAGTCAGCGCTTAAGCTGCACCCGGACCGTGGCGGTACCGTTGAGAACTTTGACTTATTGCAGAAAATCAAAAAGCTGTTCGAGAGCCATTTTCAGAAGGCAGTATGAGCGAAGCATTAGCCAGAAAATACTATCAGAAAAAATGTGAAGGTCTCCAGGCCGACAACGATCGGCTGAGAGAGACTGAAAGGAGAAAAACTATGGCAAAGAAAGGTGCAAGTGGAGAACAGGGGGCCTTGATGGATGTTGGCCCGGAAAATCTCGAAGAGATAGTAAAAGAGGTGCGAATTTACAAAAAGCACCAGCGAGATCGCTTGGCCGCCCTGAAAAAAGAGGTTGCACAGAAAGATAAAATCAAAGCGCTCGTAAAAGAGGCAGAACTGCAACGTCTCAAAGGTGGTGAGATAAAGTTTGAGGCTGATAACGCGATAATCTGCGTCACACCACAAGACGATTTGATAACAATAAAAGAAAAGACGGCCAAAAAACCAAAGAAGGCCATGAAGGATCAGGTTAACGCCGAGGAGCAACAGCACCAGAAGGGTAAAAAGAAGAAATGAGCAGAACATACAAGCGGGTGAAATATTACGAAGTGGTGATTTTGATTGTTGATGCGAGCAAAGCAAAAGATTTCCTGATCAGTTATCAGAATCAAGGATATAGGTCGCGGGGCTTTGGTCCAAAGGTAACAAAGTTTCCAAAATGTGACCCGAACAGGATCAAGATGGTCTTTGAAAAAGAAATAGAGCTGAAAAAATGATAATAAGTATGGCATGGACAACTGAGGCTTTCCTTTGGGACAAGAAAACGGTAACGCGCCGGTTTTGGAGTGATAAGTATGCACAGAGATTTCACGAAGGGGATATTGTCGATGTTTACAACAAATCGCTGAGAAACGGCGGCAGAAAAATAGGGGAAATGAGAATCACAGCGAAACTTTACAAGCAACGGCTCGGCGATATGCCTGACGAACACTTTGAACGTGAAGGCGGGACAATGTATTGGGCAAACAAAGAAGAATTTGTTGAGGTAATGGGCGGCAAAGATGCCGTGCCCTGGGTGATCGAGTTTACGAGGACAGCAGAAACGCATTGAGGAAAACAGAATGAGTAATGTAAAACAAGGAGAGCAGTTTTTTGCGATAGTTCGCAAAGGTGTGTATTCTAAGACATTGGCTGGCGAGGAAGGTGCCGGCAAGAGGATTGGGCCATTTGTGGCGTCAGGTGATAGTACGTCAGTGGGTGTCAGGGCAGGATCCAGATTTTTCCGTTCGGATCATTTTAGTATCGAGAGAAAAGGAGAATGATGGCTAAAAAGGCTTGCGAAGCAAATCAAAGTAAACCGGGAGCGGTGAAGCCGCGAACCGGAACTAAAGAATGGTCTAAAGACACTGTCAATATCCAGATGGGTTGTGAGCACGGCTGCCGATACTGTTACGCCAGGCAGATGATGGTTGACTGGCTGAAAAAATGCCCCGCCGAGCAGTGGGCCCATCCAGTGATCAATAATTCGGCGGTGGACGCCGAGTACAAAAGAATAGACGGCGTTGTAATGTTCCCATCGACCCACGACATTACGCAGCGGAACCTCGCGCAGTGTCTGTGTGTGCTCCGTAAATTGCTGGACGCCGGCAACCAGGTCCTGATCGTTTCCAAGCCCCACTGGGAATGTATAACTTTAATCTGCGAGACATTGAAGGAATACAAGTCGCAGATAATGTTCAGATTCACCATTGGTTCAAGGAGCGACGAGCTCTTAAGTTTTTGGGAGCCGTACGCGCCACGATTCCATGAGAGACTGGCCTGTTTGGAATATGCCTGGAAGTGCGGATACCAAACCTCGGTCAGTTGTGAGCCGTACCTGGACATGAACGTAAAGGACCTGTTCGCAACAGTTGCCCCGTATATCACTGACTCTTTCTGGATCGGAAAACTGCGGGACCTTAACAGAAGGGTTGATCTGACCACCCTCACACCCGATCAGATCGACAGGTA